AGTAGCCAGCAAACGCAACAAACGCAATCAGCACCACCGAGATCAGCTTGAACGGACTGTCTACCCACTTGATAAGATCAACAACCTTGTCTGTAAAGTCTGGGTTCCTAACAGGCGCAGGTTTTGCAACCCGTTTTACTGGCGCTCGTTTAACCGCAGGTTTTTTAGCCGTTACCATTACTTCTCGCTCTTGTCGCCGCTTTTGTTCTTCATGTCGATGATCTTTTCAAGGGTGCGACCACCGAAATAGAAGCTCATTATTAACATGCCCCACTGACCAAGCAACTCGACATACTTCTCGTTAGTGTCAAGATCAAACGCTGACATCATTGCAAAGATAAAGTACCCGCTCAGAATCGCTATAAGGGTCATGGGGCGTATGTTTTTGCTCAGCCAAGAGTCTGACCGCATGTCATTTTCTTGACGCTTGGTAAGCTCGCCTTGCTCTTGCATGTCAGCCTGCATTTTTGCAAGCTCACCGTTTTGCTGCATCTGCATGAGTTCAAGTTGCGCTTTGGCTTTTTGCTCAGGGTCTGGAAAAAACTTATCCAAGACCTTCATGCCAATGCCAAGAATATCCATGATGGGGAACATAGCTTACCTCTTAAATATGGCGAAGATAGCCCACGGTATGAGCCACAAACTACACAGCAGCATTAACGGTAAAGTTAGCACCAGCGCAAGAATATAGATTAAATGCTTACCCACGCCGTTCCGTTGTAAAACTCCATGCGAATGGTCGATGTGTTAAACCGCATCATGCCTGCCGCTGCTGTCGGGCGTTGTGCCGTAGTGCCAGCAGGGTATTGCAGATAATCTACGTTTTGGATTTCAAGAGCCATGATTTACGCCGTAAAAGTGCCGGAGGCTGTAAAAGTGTGAATGTAATACCCGCCACCTGAAGTTACTGTGCCGCCAGTAGCTCGTTGAAAACTAGACAAATAACGAATAATTACAATGCCTGACCCCCCCGCACCGCCCGTTCCAGCGTAAGAACCACCGCCACCACCGCCTGTGTTTACCGTACCTGCTACCGCATTTCCGGATGGGCCAGTACCCGCACCGCCGCCACCTATACCGCCCGCAGGTGCAGAACCATTTGGTGCAGTACCGCCCCCACCGCCAGCATAATTGACCGCAGCGCCACTAATACTACTGGATGCACCTGCGCCACCTGCTGAACCTAAACCATCTACTGTTACGTTTGCTGCTGCTGCACCCGCACCGCCGCCGCCTGCGCCAGAACGATAAGTTGAAAATAAACCGTTGCCGCCAGCAAAGCCTTGAATATTTCGATTAGATATTGTGCCTGCGCCGCCAGTAAACGGAGTAAACCCAGAACCGCCACCACCTGAACCACCCGTTTGTCCTGCCCCGCTATTTCCCGCACCGCCGCCACCCGTTGAAGTTACAAGGGAGCCTAAAACAGAGTTGTTGCCGGAGCCACTACTAACTGCGCCACCTGCTCCCACCGTAACTGTATAGGCCGTTGCAGCGTCAACCAAAATGTTTGAACCAATTGCAAAGCCACCGCCCCCGCCACCGCCCGATGCGCCTCCTGATGCTCCTGCGCCGCCACCTGCAACAACAAGGTACTCAATAGCATATGCGCCCGTGTTAACCCAAGCCGTTCCGTTGTAATACTCAAGCTGGAGTGTCGTGGAGTTATAGCGTGTCATGCCAGCCGCAGGCGTAGTGGGGCGCTGCCCTGTAGTGCCGACAGGCATTTGGACGTAATCAGTACCGCCGACAACAAGAGCCATGATCTTTCCTTAATTAAGCAGCAGCCAATTCTTTCCACGAAGTCGTGGCTTCGTCCCACTCGTACGCTTTACCGTCAGCAGGCATAGCAACAGGCGCTTCCCACAAAAACGTTAATGGGCTGAGTACCCATGATGCGTAAGGCTGTGGTGCGTAGAAAACGTCTGCTACAGGGTCGTAGGTATAACCAATGCCTGCGTAGTTGCCACGCAATGGACGACCTTCGGGATGCTGATTACCGTGTGTGCGGTATGACGTTTGAATCCATTGACCGGGGCTTGAGTCAACGAATGTATCAAAAAATTCTGGTTCAGCAACGATGACTGACACCACTTTTGAATCAACTACCTTTGCAAAATGACCCATAATGGTCTCCTTAATTAAGCGTTATATGTGCTTGAAGCTGTAAATGTGTGAATAGTGTAACCACCTGATGATGTGACTGTGCCGCCTGTGCCACGTTGTGAGCCTAAGTAAGCAATGATTACAACGCCTGACCCGCCTGCGCTACCAACGCCACCGCCGCCGCCACCCCCGCCTGTATTAGTCCCTCCTGCTGTACCAGCCATGTTATTCGAGCCTCCAGTGCCGCCCCCGCCTGCGCCTCCAGCAGGGCCAGCGCCAGTAATAGTGTTGCCACCGCCACCACCCGCATAGTTAACTGATACCCCAGAAATAGTAGATGCAGCACCAGCACCGCCAGCACCGCCTCCAGAAGTGGTGGCATTTACACCCACTGCTGAAGCGCCGCCACCGCCTCCGCCGCCTTGGTTACCAGTTCCAAAACCAATACCACCTGCAAACCCTTGTCCTGCTGTACCTGCCGCATTAGCCGGAACAATATAATTACCCCCGCCACCAGAACCACCAGAGGTTGCCGCACTAGCAGATGAGCCGCCACCGCCACCGCCAACTGTTGTTGAAAAAGTTGAAAAACTAGAGCTTGTTCCATTTGTTCCCGCTGCACCTGATCCGGCAGCCCCTGCGCCGCCGCCGCCAACGGTAATTGTATAAGGCGTACCCGGTGCTAAAGATACGGTTGTTCCAGATAATAAACCGCCTGCGCCTCCCCCGCCACCGCCGACATAACCACCACCACCACCGCCAGCAACAACAAGGTAATTGACCGAGTATCCAGCAGGTTGACTAAATTGCAGCCACTGCGAAGTCGTTGAGTCCCACCATTCCAAATTATTGGTTGTAGTGTTCATTCCAAACTGACCACGCTGTGGACTTGATGGTCTACCCGCTGTTGTCCATTGTGCTGGTGCTACGCCTGTAGTGCCGCCGATAATTGTTGGCATTTAAATCTCCTTATGTCGCTGACGTAGAAGCCAGCAGGTAGTAAGTTGTGCCACCAATGACAACGGGAATTTTATTAGTCACCGTGTTAACAACAGAGGCAGATGCCGCAGCCGAAGCTAAAACTGTGGCAGTCGCAGCAGGCAACGTAAGCGTAAAGTTACTTGCCGTGTTGGTTGGACTGAAAGTAATCGTGCCACCTAGTGGCGCTTTTAATCCTATTTGACCTGACATAATTTATCCTTAAATAATTGCCCAAACTGAACCAGAGGGAATTGTCACGGTAACGCCTGCGTCAACCGAAATAGGACCGGTACTCATTGCGTTAAAACTTGTTGGAATTGTATAGTTGGCGGTTACAGTTTGTCCATTCTGAACAAAGATTTGATCGTTGCCGCCACCTGTTGCACCGCCGCCCACCTGAGACCAAACTGTACCGTTGTAACCCTCAAAACGCACTAGGCTTGAGTTGAATCTCAAAAACCCAGCAAGAGGACTCGCATCCCTTTCAGCGGTAGTGCCTACGGGGGCAATAAACGACCCAGTGGCTGCGGTGATAATTGCCAGACCAATCTTGTCGATACCAGCAACAACGTTTGTGCCGTCGCAGTACAAGATTGTTTCGCCACCATTTACAACCGATACGCCCGTACCAGCAGCCGTCTTTAGCGTTACGGCAAAACCGGCACTAACAGAGTTTTTAAGAATGTAGATTTTAGGATTTGTAGGGCAGATAACCGTAGCTGCTGCGCCCGGTGCGCCTGAACATTCAAGAATTGCACAGCGAGATTCAGAGGTTGTTCCATCTGCTGTGGTCAGTGTGTGGCTTGCACCCGACCAAGTATTGATTGTGGCTAGACCAGTAATGGCCTGCTCTACCATCTGCGTAATGTTGTTGTTAACTACGTCACCCCAAGTACCCGATAGTTCTCCGGTTACCGGCAGTGCAAGTTTAAGTACGGTGGTGTAATTGGTTGCCATTCAAGGCTCCTTATGTAACGATGTCTGTCCAGTCTGTTGATTCTGAGGTATCTACAGCACCCCAACTATCACTTTGCGTGTTAGCTATAGTATTCCACTCATTTGATGCGCTTGCATTTACAGCACCCCAAACCGAACCTTGCGTGTCGTCAATTACAACCCAATCTGGATTTTGATTATCGGGTATTGGGTTCCATAATAAGCTACCGTTGATAACATCAGTAGCAGTTACGTTTTCAACAATATTAGCAAAGAACACAGCGAGCGCAACAGACGCTTCAGCCGCTTGAACAAGTTCGTTTACTTGTGTCCTAAAAGTAACCTTTACGGCTGTATTATCGGATATATTAACCGATTCGTCTACAAATCTACTAAAAAAGAAACCTGCATTCATTGCGTCTTGCGCCGCAACCGTTTCGTTAACCTGCGGTTTAAACGTACTACCCGCAACCACATTGCTTGCATCAGCTCTTGCGGTTTCTGAAATGCCCGCAATAAACGTCGAATTAGCAATGAGAGCCGTGCTGCTCACCCGCACTGTATCAGCAACAGATACCCTAAAAATTTGAGCAGCAGATACAGCATCTGTCGCCGTACTAGATTCGGAAACAAAACAATCTTTAAACACTAAGGCAAACGGACTTGTATTGCCGCTATTCTGATTCCATGCCCCATTGCCCCATGTACCAAAGCCCCAAGCTGCTGTGTTCTCGTTGTCCGAGACTCTTGTGTTTTCAGTGATTGTTACGCCAAATACGCTTGATGGGACGGCAACAACGGCAGAAGCCCTGCCAGTCTCAGACACAGAAGAACTTAACGTGTTTGCTACAACAACTGCATCAAGCGCCCTAGCTGTTTCGGACACCGTTGGTTTAAACGTGCTGCCAGCAACAACGTTAGCAGCCGTTGCGGTAGCTGCCTCAACCGCCGACACGCCAATAAATACCTCAGCAGTCGGGCTTGTGTTGCCGCTGTTCTGATTCCACGCTCCATTACCCCATGTGCCAAAACCCCATGCGGCTGTATTTTCGTTGTCTGAAACTTTTGCGCTTTCAGTTACAACATTATTAGAAACAATTCCAACTACTGACTCAATACTTGATCCACGAGCTGATTCAGATAGGTTAGCCCTAAATACCTGCACTGAACTTGTTGCATCAGAAGCCCGTGCTGATTCAGAAACCGATGAGCCAAGAGTGTTGGCAACAACAACTGCGTCAGTCGTTCTGCCTGTTTCAGATGTGCTTGAGTTAAACGTACTGGCTGCTACCGCAACAACGTCGCTACCTCTGGCGGTTTCCGACAAACTCGACACAAACACTTGCCTGCCGGAAACGGCGTCAGAAGCACGAGCTGTTTCTGATACTGTGGGTCTAAATATACTTGCGGATACAGATGTTGTATCCCTAGCCGTAGCAGACTCAGATATTGAACGTGGGATTGAAGTGCCAGCAGCAATGGCATCAGATGGGCGTACGGTTTCAGATACACTTGACCGAAACGTGCTTGTGACTACGGTTGTTGTGTCAGCGGCTCTGGCAGACTCAGAGACAGAAGCATTTAAGACTACGCCGCCCGAAGGTAATGCTGAAAAAGGGGCGGTTGAAAACGGTGCGAAACCGAACATTTAGACCCCCAATAAGAGGGTCTTCATACAACTACCCATACGCAACCAGACGGTATGGTCACAACAATACCCGCATTGATGGTAATTGGCCCCGCAGAAAGTGCGTTGCTTCCCGCCGGAATTGAATAGTTAACACTGACTGTTGCGCTGTTTACAGTCAAACCATTGCTCGAGATATTGACTGGGGCTGTAAATGACCCCGGAATAATAACGTTGTCACTAGCGTCTTCGTAAACAGCTTTACCAGCAGGGTACGTAACGAACACATCTTTAGTGCCAGCAGATAATGTAACAACTGTGCCTCCGTTAGACGAGGCAAGAATAGTCGTACGGGCAAGAGTTGTACCGGCTAAGGTGTACGTCCCAATACCAACTTCCCACTCAGCAGGTACGGTCTGATTGCTAATTGTGTAGTAGCAAGTGTTTCCGTTTCCAATAACGGAAAACGCACGAAAGCCGGTAGAAGCACCGGCTAAAGTAAGCGTACCAGTCCCGGTTGTCGTGCTGGTTTCCTTGACACGATCCGCTAATACAAGAGCCATACAGACCTCACCTCATCAAGAAAACCAATAACACATTAACCTGCGACTAACTGATCCTCAGTAAACCAACGCTGCTGTGTAACGCCTTCTAAGTCATTCCACTCAATCAGGTACGACACGATGCCATCTTCGTCCATACGCATAGCCAAAACGGGACCTGCGGGGATTACGGCAATCAGCTTAACTTCTTCACCTTTTTTAAATGCAGCCATGTTCTGCTCCTAATTAAACTGCGTCGAGGCTAAATGTATACGTCACGTTCAACGTATCACCAGAAGCAACCGAACGGTCGCCGGGGGCTGCAAAGTCAGAAGCCGAAAATAAAATACCCGTTGTACCTGACTTGGTGCTGTTGCTGATTAAAAACGCACCGCCAACAGTAGCTGTGGCGTTGATTGCGTACGAAGCAGGTGATGCCGTGTTGCTGATAACCGAGGGATCGGCAGTCGTTGCTGTGCCAAACGTAGCGACTGGGCGAGTCGCGTTGCTGTAAGGAACAACTTCTGTCCAACCAGCGTGGGATGCAGAGGTATCGCCAGCAGCAGGATTGTTTGACGCAGCAGCGCCGTACAGACCAATAAACCAAGCGGCTGTGTAAGCGCTTCCTGAAAAATACTTGGCATTCATATCTTGCAAACCAACGTTTACAACTAAGTTGGGCAGTGAGCTTTCCCACTTTAAATTACCCGCAGCATCAAAGCATTGCATGGTAAACACGCCACCTGCGCCAACACGGGCGGTAGCGGTATTGAGACGAGATAAAGTGCTGGCAACAATGTCTGTAGACGCAGCGGTATTGATAGTCATGATTGACTCCTTTTAAATACGAATTAACGCATCAGTCGATGTATTTGGTGGCATTTGCACTATAAAGTTAGGAACACCCGTTTTGTCTGAGCCAAAGTTTAATACCGCAACAGACTTATTGCCTTGTGTACTATTGTAGATCAACGCACCTCTTGCTGTGAACCCCGCTGGAATCCACGAGCTGTTGTTGAAATTGATATACGCAACATCATTTGCACCGGCTAAGGTTACACCGGTCAAAGTATTGCCGCCAGCGGTGTAGTTTGCGTTAACAACCTCACCTGTAGACGTATACACCGTTGTGTCTGTGCCAATGTTTGCAAGCCCTGTGTACAACGCTATTTTGAACGTGTCTGTTAAGAAGTTATGCACCCCCTGACACAGTTCAACTTTAAAACTCTGCGTTTGACCTTGAGTAATCATCGTACTGGAATCCTTACCTGACCATCACGGTATGCGTCCATGCGTTGTTTACCATCGCCCAAGTTCTTGAGAAGCCCCATAGAGTCAGTAAACATCTTGTCGTAGAAGGCAACCATATCTGGCTCACCCTTTAGGAAGCGAATAGCCTCAACCAAAGAGCCGTTAAGCAACGCAGAGTCAAAGTTATCACCAAGCCATGATGTGCCTGCATCTACAATTGACACGGGGTAGAAGAAGTAATGTAGCTCGACTGTGTAAGCAGCGGCGGGTGTTGGTCCAAGAATAAACGACAACTCATTGGTTAAGACTGGCGGGCTACTGTTAGTCGTGGTTGGACCAAAAATAGCGTAGTACTTTGGGATGCCTTGATCGTTTGGGTTTGGGTAAGCCTGACGAATAAAGTTAACGTCTTTGTTTAACAGGTACTCATATTCACCCGTAGTTGGGTCAACAACAGCTAAAGAATACACCGACAAAAAATCTCCCGGCGACGACAAATACTTGTTGCCCGCCGTCGTTGTGCCAATGGAATTTTTGCGTAAATTTGAAACTTGCACAGAGTTGTAAATCTTCTGCTCTGTTTGTTTAACAAACAAAGACAGCTCCGAATCCGTGAAAGGATTCTCACAGATTGAGCAAATGTTATCTTTAAGCTCTGTGTAGTTCATGTTTACGCCATCGGTCCACGAGCCATACGACCCTTAGTTGCACAACCATTGCCACGAGTTTCCATACCTGTTGTCTTAACGTCTTGCCGCGCTGGGTCGCCCGCGCTCACGCGAGGCACCGCCGTAGCAAAAGTCATTTTGTCTGCAGCAATAGTGTTTGGGTCTTTCATGTTTGACCCAATCAAAGACTGCTCAGCAGTAGAAGATGCTTTGCCAAAACCTTTTAGCGTAGCACCACTCATTTTGTGTGGCTTAGCGTACGCCGTTGCTGGAAGATTGTTGATCTTAGCCATTACCGCCCCCTTGCACCAATCTTGACGCTGCCAAACTGATTGACCAACTTGTCGCGATTACGCCCGTCTTTGAGCATGCCTGCGTTGGTCTTGCCGCCCTTGGCCATCTTGTGCATACGCGACTCATGCCCCTTAACCACTTTGTTGGCTTCAACATCAGCAATCGACTTTACTTGTTTCTTATCCACATTAACCTCCGGTTATTGTAACTGTACCCACAGCCCCTGCAGCATCCAAGGTGTTAGGCGTTTCATTAAAATCATACTTCATGCCTACAGGGTTCCAGCCCCACTGAATCTGCCTACTACCAACTGTAGGAGTGCCAGAAGCATAAACGCTAGAGCCTCCCTCGTCGGTTAACTGTAACCCGGTTAAACCTGCCGAGTAGTACGTCGTATCGGGCCTTGGTTCTCTCACAGCTATAGGGTCTGATACAGGGTACATACCCAACTGCAACTGCGGTTGATCTGGGTCCCAGCACTGTGAACACACTTTTAAATCATACTTTTTGGTCTTAATAATTTCTTTCTTTAGGTCGGTTAATTTAAACCTAAACCCACAGCGATCACACTGTGCAATCGAAAACTTGCCTGATGCAAATTCACTAGACACACGTTTTCCCCTAAGTTATGAACATGCGTCGGGGCACAAACCGCACTGGCGACTTATCTCTATCTTCGGTAGCAGCAAACTCCCACGCCTCGTCGTACTGTTGCTTTAGCAACTGCGTTCTTTCCATTGCACCGGGGACTTTTAACGAAAGGTAATACGTAAGCCCCGCAGTCAAGCAAGGCAACATTCTAAAGGGAATATCAAAAGTGCTACTGCCGTTGCCAGCATCATGGATACGACGTAATCGCCAGTACACAAACGTATAAGTCTGCGAGCCATCAGGCGTTGGCCAGACTACAATTTTGGGGGCATCCACACCCGTCGTCGCGTTTGTGCCATCAGGGCCCGGTGGAGTATACGTAGCACCGGATTGCCGATTGATCCAGACTTGAATCGGGCGGGCTTGCTGTAGTTTGTTTGGTATCGTTGCATAGGTCGAAACCGAAATGCGAGAGATTGTAAGATCAGCCTGATTGTTCTGCTGTCCTGCATTGGTACGAATAACGTGTTCGATTAAGTCCACGGTGTCTACAGGCAAGTCGTATGTGTTTGTGCCCTGCACCATCGTGATCTGCCCTTGCTCGACAGTCCATAAGTTAATCCCACGGTTTGCCCAATCCGCAAACAAAAGGTTCATCGAGCGACGCGCCGTGCGCAAATCATACCCCGTGCGAAGCTCAGAGCCACAACGCTCATACGCTTCTTCAACAATCTCTGAAAGATCGAGGTTAAACGAGGCGGTGTTTGTAACGATCATTATCTAAACCCTGACGTTTTCTTAGCAATGTTTTTAGGCTGGGCTACAAACTGTTTGCCTGCCGCCTTACCTTTACGCTTTGCTTTAGTTGTGGCTGCGTATTCCGCAGGGCTAAGAGACTCAATAGCTTTCTTGGGCAAATACCGTTCACCTGTCTCAGACGATTTCTTGCCTGACTTGGTTGTCCATTTCTGGTCACCCCAATCTTTCAAGGATTTTTGCGGTTTTGCTAAAGCGCTCATTTATACCCACCACCAGCAGCTTTATACTTCTTGGCTACCAACTGCGCTTTACGCGCTGACCACTGACCTGCGCCTGTGCCGTGGGTTGCTGCAGCTTTTACTTGCGACACAATCTTCTTGCGCACTTCGGGCTTAGTGTAATTGCCAGCAGCGTTGACTTTGCCGCCCTTCTTAATGCCGGGCACCGGCGAGCCTGCTGCCGGAGTGTTTACGTTAGCTCTAGGGCGTTTACTCGGAAGTAGCGGCCCCATGCCTCGGCTGGCTCTCATACAAAGCGGCCTTTGGTTTTGCCTTTGACGCAGCATCCATCACCGCGATTACCGACTTTACCGCCCTTGGCCATCTTTTTAATCACGCCCCCTTTACGGTTACTGATGTCTGGAACAGTAAAACCAACGCGCGACGCGCCAAGGCGCTCAGCCATCTTACCAAGCCTTTCGTTTGAACCCGACGATTTTGGTTCGCTTAAAGGCTCTTCTTTAATTTTGCGCGGTGCAGCAACAGGAAAAGATTTTGCTTCAGGATTTGTTGAGAAGTTTCGGTACTGATCAACGACACTCGGGCTGTCGTATTTTTCAGCGCGCATTTTAGCGCGCAACTTGCTGTCCTCGTTGCCTAAAGCGGCATCGCGGTCTTCTTGCCGAATGTTTTCGTTACGCCCGATGCGCAAACCAGAGGCTTTTGCTTCGTCTGAAAGTTCGTATTTAGCCATGACTACACCTTAGCAAACGCTACCGCGAGTCTTGCCTTTCTGGGCAATACCGTCAATCGCGCCGCCCTTGGCAAATTTAGGCATGCCACCTTTTTTAGCCGCAAAAACAGGCATTTTCTTACCGTCTTTCATGACCATAGGCATACCGCCTTTTTTAGCCATACCTTTAGTTTCTTTCATAGCACCACCCTTGTTAAAAAGATTCATTGAACCATGATCGGTTTTTTGCTTGTTAATACCTTGCAAATCTGGACGTTTTTTTGCGGCAGGCATTATTTGCCCCAATGTCCAACAACGTAACCAACAAACCCCGTGACTGCGCTAATTGCACCGCCAAGCCACATAAGGGTTTTCCACCCGCCTGAAATCTGGTCAAATTTTTGTTTAATATCCGCAAGGTTGCTTTTCATTTCAGCAACGTCATTGACTAGCTTATCCATGCCCTCCTGCAAATGTTTAATATCGGCTGTGTGAGTAGCTAGTTCACGGGCTGTCATTATAGGATCGGTAGTCATCAGCATTTCCAACGTTTGAGACTTGCGGCTTTTCGAGTAGGGCGGCCTTTTTCATCCTTCATCGGACCGGGCATCCCAGACATACGGGCGCAAAATGATTTTTTACGAGGACCACCTTCAGGCTGTGGAGCCTTTAGGTTTGATCCGGTTGCAGCGTTGTACTTGGCACGACCTTTAGCAGTTAGACCCGCCCCCTGTTTGACCGGCAGCTTCTCACCGCGACCAACAGCAAGAGATGGGTTTTTCTTAGCCATAGAACACCGTTGCATGGAAGTTGGCTGGTAAAAAAATCCTAATACCATTGTGAACAAGAATGCCTTCGCCCGGCACAACAATATTATAAGCAGTTGCGTTACTTGCATCGGCTTGAAGTAAAACGTCATCCCAAACAGTAACATTCCCACTTGCCGCACCTGAGTTAGCAACCGTTACTGTAAATACATTATTGTTTGTAACTGTCTGGACTTGATAAGGGTTGTCAACCAAATCCCAGTCAAGATACACCCAATCACCAACAGAAAGACCGTGGTTTGCGGCTGTAATTGTGGCAGTAGTAGTTGCTCTAGCGTACGTACCGGTAACGCTTATATCGTCAACAAACACAGCGTAATCAGTGACCCCAGTAAATGGGAACATGACCGCACCTTTTAAACGAGTGCGCCCAGCAACCATTAAACCAGAAACACCGGCGTGTTTTGACTTTACGTCGTATTGCATACCCATAATTGATCTCCTAAATCAAAGAATGGGGCCGAAGCCCCGCGATCAATTAGTCAAAGTTACCGTAGGGGTAAGCAGTAACAGAACCAATGTTGCCGTCGGCTTGTGTGTAATCAACACTAAAGTAGAACGTACCAGCCGAAGGAGTTGTCATTGACGTACCCACCAGAGCAACCGTAAACACAACTTGTGAAAGGCGTGAAGGTTGACCAGAATTGGTGATGTCTGCCGACGTAGCTTGCTGGTTAGCCAACTGCGTAGCAGTAAATGTGGCCAACGCCTGACGGCCAACGGCTGGTGAAGTCAAAACAGCGGTAGCGCCGTAGGTCGGTGTACCAGCGGCGGCTGTGTAGTTGTTTGAAATATAAATAGTGGCCGATGTTAGTGTGCCCGCAGCAACTGCAGGCACAACACCAATGTCAACTAGAAAATTATTAATACGACTTCCGGTTGGAAGGTACGCTACAAAACCACGGTAAATGTTTGTTGCGCTGTCAGCAGGAATAGTCGCTGCTACAGGAGGAAAGACCGAAGACGAAGGTGTGTAAACAACCCCAGCGGTGTTAGGAATGCCGTTTGAATCTACAAACACGCCTGATGCACCAGCATAACCAGCCGTGTTTGCGGTTACGTTAGCAAGGTTTAATGTTGCAGATTGGACCAGAGCAACGGAACCAACGTTGCGAAGTGCGCCAAAACGGTTGTCGCCCGAAAGAATTGGGCCTTCAAAGGTAGAACGTGCCATGATAATTCCTTATGCAAAAGAACCTTACCAATCGTTGCATCGTCTGCTGGGGCAGTCCGGTAAGGTTATCACCCAGATGTGCTATTTATACGCTTTATTTTGTTACGGCGCAAGAGTTTTTACAATAAAAAAACCCCACCTTTTGGGTGGGGCTAAACCGAGGGAGGTTTAATTTAGAACGAACCTGCCGAACCCCAGACAGCGAGGGGGTCAGACCAGCCGAACGAATAACGCTCGCGAGCTTTGTAACGGACGTTGCCCGTGTCGAAATCTCCATCCATTTTTGTTTCCATTGGCATACGCTCAAAATGCTTCAGGCCGTTTGGAACGTCGGTCAACAAGAACCAAGCGTTTGTGTCGGTCAAGAAGTGATTTACAGAGTAGCCTTCAGGCACAGAACCGTTGTTAACGATTGCGCTGACATCGTTGTTGTTAGTACCAACACGGAGGTTAGTGTCTAACAGACGAGTAGCAACGAACATTAACGCTGGGGGGATGATCAACTTGCGGCCTTTAGCAGCAATCAGCAGACCGCGCTCATCAGTCCATGCAGCGATTTGGATAAGCGCGCTTTCCAGCGACGTTTCATTCAAATCAACAGGGGTAGATGCTACGTTGCTGTTGGTGCCGCCAGACACGAGCGGATGTGATGCGCTAAACAGAGGTACGCCATCGCCGCCGTAGTACTGGGCTGAGTTGGTGAAACCGTTGTTCAACACCGAAGCAGCTTTAACTTGCTTGGTGTACGACATCGCGCGAGCCAGAGCTTTGGTGTAACGAGCAGACAAGCTGTCGTACAAGTTATCTTCAATCGCTTCTTCAGTGATCGAGAAACCCAAGGCAATGGTTTCGTGTGAGTAGCGCGCTGTGAAAGCTTCTTGTGCGTTATCGTAAGCGATTTGCGCACCCTCAGACTTTACAGGAGCAGCGGAGAAACCAGACAACTTGGTCTCTTCCTCGAACGAACGCTCTGATTTCTCAGTCTCGTACAGTTCTTTATGCTCTTCGCCGTAGCGTTTGTACTCAAGGCCAAACAAGGCGTTGAGGCCGGGGAGTAGCTCTTTAAGGAGCTGCGAACGTGAAATAGCCATTTGTTAGCTCCTTTATTAAGCGGTTGTACCAGCAGACTGGTAGTACGAGTGCACGCCAAAGTTCAGCTTGACGATGCAATCGGTGTACGCGTCACCGGGGTTAGATGGGAAGTTGCCGCCAAACGAAGAGTTGGCGTTAACCAAGTCAACAATTTTGCAAGCCAAAGCGCTGGTGTTAGCAACGGTGGCCGACATGGCGATAACTGAGTTACCTGTGTTGGTGTTAACAGTCGTAGAACCTGTGCCGCCAGTAAAGTTGGCCAGAGCAACTGTCTTACCGATAGAAGCCACGGTAATCGAACCCAACGACTGCACTTGGAACAGTGCATCTGGATCATCCATCACACGAATGTAGATGTTTGTGTAGCCAGCAGTGACTGCGTTAACAGGCAAATACTGAGCATACAGAGGATAGCCAAGTTGCTGACCAGCCAACTGATAACGCACACCAACACAAACGCCGACGATACCGACAGACGAAGTGGTAGGAGTAGCCGTTACAACTGTTGGTTGACCCGCAGCAGCGGCACCAAGTTGAACTAAGTCACCGAAGCCGATAGGCGCGGAGTTGTTTGTGGTCATCAGAATTTCACGGATTACTCCTCCGTTAAACCCTTGACCGCCGATTAAGTTAATCGGCTTTAGCCCGTAGGGGCTGGATACTGTAGACATTTAAGTCCTCCGATTTGGGTTATTTAGAGCCATTACCAAACCCGGTACTCCCTCGTGTCACAGAGCTCTTACGCTCTGGAGTCAACAACGGCATACGGGCATCATTGTTACGCAAAAAGTGGTTGTCTACCGAGTCCATCTGGTTTTGCGCAGCGCGGGCATAATACTCATGGCGTCCTACTACCATTTCTTCCGGTGCCTTACACAAGATAAGTCCACCGACTTCAACGTTGCCATCTTTATTGCCTGCAATTTGCAGCTCAGGATGATCTACAGCTTTAACCGGCACCCAACCTTCACGAAACTTTTGAGACATGTTCGTCGGATTTTCATTACCCAAAACTGTTGCAGCGCAGTAATGGAATTTATATCCGGGTTCGGGCGTTGGATCAGGAAGCGCGCTTACGGGTGTGTACACGTAACGGGTAGGATTTTTTTCACGAGTATCCAATTCTCTCGAAGTGCGTGGGTTAACCATTGTTGGCCTCCAGTTTTAAAAACTCTTTAGCATAGTCTGTATGTGAAACACCAAGACGATCAGCAATAGCTGCGGCAGTGGTGCTTAGCTTTACATTCTTCTTAGCCCCCGTTGAACGAGAAGCCGAAGCGACTACAGTAGCGGGTCTTCGAGCTGGTTCAGCCCTTGTGGTTTTGTCGTTTCCTTGAAAGACTTCAGGAAAGACGGTACGCATGCGAGAGTCGATTCTCTCGAAATATTCGTCTGAGCGAGGGTCGTAACCCGTCGTAACTAGTTTTTGGTGCAGCCCTAGTGCAAAAGCTGTAAGTTCTTCGTACCCCGGGTTCCCGAACCACTGGTTTTTGGCTTGCCAGCGCAAGGTCTTATCGTCGAGTTCCGGTCTTTGTACCTGTTGTTGCTGTTGTACTACTTCTTGTTCAACCTGTAAAAT